CATCGCGCGGTCGACGATATCGCCATCGAAGGCGGCCTGATCGTCGAAGAAATAGATCGGCGCGAACTCCGCCGCTCCGAGCAGATCGGGCATCCAGAACCGCTTGCGATGCGCACGCACGATCCGCTTGAGCTCATAGGCATCGGGGATCATCGCCGCTCTCCCCAGCACCGCTTCGCCCAGGCACAGGGCGCGTACCACTTGCCGGCAGCCATGCCGCCGCGGCAGAGAACTGCCGAGGGCTCGGCCGCGGCGCGCGGCAGCCGTTCCTCGGCCTCGGAGGCCCGCACCACGGCGACGGCGCGGTCCGACATTTCCTGCGCGAGATGCGCATCGAAGGGCACGAGCTCGGCGTGCAGCTCCATCGTGTCGCGGTTCAGCGCGGTGAAGAGCGCCGGGGCCGGCAGCTCCATATAGGCCTGGTAGAGCGCGATCTGTGCGGCATAGACCGGCCGCGCCAGGCTGACGCCGCGCTTGACCACGTCCTTCCAGCTGGCCGCCCCGTGCGCCTTGTTCTCCCAGAGCGCGGGATAGTCCATCGCGACCGGGCCCGAGACGAAGCAGCCGTCGATATGGCCCTTGAAGCGCCCGCCGAGGGCTTCGAACCCGAACTGGCGACCGTCCGGGCGTTCGGTCCGCAGGTCGAAGTCGGCAATCCGGAACCAGCCGGCGACGATGTCCTCGGCCCGGTGACCGGCCTCGAAGATGCGCAGTGTGCGCGGCGCGAACTCCTGGCCCTCGTCCTTCGGCACCGCGAGGAAGTCGTACTGGATCTGGCGCAGGCAATCGCGGCCGAGACCCGACGAGCTGACATAGGTGCGCGGACGCTCGGCGCGGTGGCGCGCGGACAGCGCAATGTCGATGGCGGCGGACACGGCTTGCGCGATGGGCGGGCGCGGCGCGGCAGCGCCGTAGAGGCAGCCCGAGCCATGGTTCAGGTCGATCATCGCTCGCGCTCCCAGAACCCGCCGGCCTGCGCGATGCAGGTCAGCTTGTGGAACTGCGCGTCCGTCAGCCGGGCGCTCTCGCCGAACCGCGCCAGCTTCTCGCGAAGGCTGTCGCAGAACTCGATCTCGAAGTCGGTGACGGCGTTCTCGGTGGCCGCCTGGAGCAGGTGGGTCCAGCTGCAGGACGCGGTGTCGTCGTTCAGGTCGATCATCACCGCGCTCCTAAAATGGGATCGGGTCATCCAGGACCGTGCCGGTGCGCTCCTTGCGCGCGGCCTGGTCCTGCATGCTGTCGATGTAGCCGGTGACGGCCGCCTCGATCAGGCGGTCGATGTCTTGGGCGCTGCGATGGAAGAAGGGCTCCATGAGCCCCAGATCGGTGAGCGCTTCGGCGAAATGCGTCCGCGCATCGCGGATCGCCTGCGCCTCGCGCGCGGTCTTGTCGATCATGCCGTTGTTCCTTTGGGCGATGGCGCTGCCCACGTCCTGACAGCGGCGCGAGCAGAAGCGGTGGTATGGATGGCGATCCCAGCGGAGGCCGTGGCAGTAGCCGAAGCCGCGCGCCTCTCGGGCGCAGACGGCGCAGAGCGCTACCCGAGCAAGAAGCTCCCGATCGGGTCCTCGGGCGGCCAACCCGCCCTCTGGAGCTTTTCGGACTGGAGCACGATCCAGCGCGAGATCGCGTTGGTGGCCATGGCTTCGAGGTCGCCGAGGCTGAGGCTTGCGATGGGGGCGTGCAGTCTCCCTCGGGCCTCGAGCCATCGTCCGATCTCCAGCGCCGCCTCGCGCGTCACGTGCGCCTGCCATTCATCCGGGGTCATCGGCCCGGCAGGATCGCGCCGGGCCTCGGGCGGCGGCGAAGGCCGGGTTGACCTCCACCGCCGTGCTGCCGACCGCGCCTCACCCATTGAGCCAGGCGGGCATGCCGGTCGCCGGCGCTCCGCCAGACGCGGACGGCGGGGACGCGGGCGACTGCTGGCCGGGCGACTGCTGCGTGGGCTGCGGCGCAGGCGCCTGAGCGCCCCAGGCCGGGGCCGCGGACGGCGCTTGCGGCTGCGCACCCCATGCCGGCGTGGGTGCCTGCCAGCCCGGCGCCGGCGCGCTCGTGGCTTTCCGCGGCGGGGCGTTGACGGACTCCTTAGGAACGGCTTCGCCGCGCATGATCGCGGCATGCTGCGGCTCGTCGGGCAGAACGACATTCGCGAGCCGGTTCTGGTCGCGGTATTGGGGGTTGGAGGCGGGCTCCACCATGATCCGCGCGGCGAAGACGATGCCGTCGAGGTGCTTGAGCCCGGGCAGCACCCGCTTGGCCTTGGCGTCGGGACTTTCGTCTCTGGGATCGAGCCCGAGCGCGCTGTCGACCATCGCGCGAAAGGTGGACTTGGAGATCTTCCAGCCGATCGACTGGCCCTTCTCGTCGACCTTGCCGCCCGCCACGGTGAAGCTCTGCCAGAACTTCCGCCGGGCATGTGGCCCCTCGAGGATGGTGAACTCGCAGTCCAGCATCTTCGCGTCGCTCGACTGCGAGGCCTTCAGGAGCTTCGTGTCCATCGGGGTGGCGCCGTCCACGCCGCCGGGGCGCACGGTCAGGCGGACCTTGGCGAAGGTGCCGTCGGGGATCAGCTCGCCGATGGGGGCCATCTGCGGCTGGGCGTCGTTGAGATCGTAGCTCATGGATCTGTCCTTTGCGTCTGGATCAGGCAGGGGTGGCGGTGTGGGCGGGTGCACGGCCGTCGATCTTGGCGATCAGCGCGCCGAGATCGGGCGCCTCGGTCACATCGAGGCGGCCGGAGCGGTCCTTGGCGGGAACGCCCCAGGGATTGCCGGAGCGGCAGACGAGGCGGCGCTCGGCGGAGTTTTCGTCGAGGGTCCAGTCGCCCTTGGCGTCGCGGCCGAAGAGTTGCATCGAGACCACCTGATCGACGATGCCCGGCAACTCGCGCCCGGCCTTGGTGCCCTCCATCTGCGGCTGCCAGGTCGCCGTGCCGAACTCGTCGGTCACCTTCTCGAGCACGCCGACGAAGATCACCGTCTTGCCGCGGGCGTGCTGCAGGTGCTTCAGCGCCTGGATCACCTCGCGGCCCAGGAGCCCGTAGGCGCCGCGGACATCGGGCTTCCCGGTCCGCTCGGAGAAGGCCTCGGGCTGCTGGCGGGCATAGGCCATGGCCTGCCGCGTCAGGTCGGTGATCGAGTCGACGAAGACGATCCGTTTCCGGGCGAGAAAGTCCTCGATGCCGGTGCCGAGATACTGCTGCTGCAGCCAGGCGTGATACTCGGCGCCGTACCAGGACTTCGGATGCTGGGCCGGATCGTGCCCGCCGATCAGTACGGCGAGGTCGCGGAAATCGGTGAAGCTGCGTACCGGGATCGAGTCCCCGCGCCAGTCCTGCACCGACTTCATGCCGGCCTCGAGGTCGAGGCAGACCGTCTCCTCGGCGGGCAGCGTCTTCAGGAGCGTCGTTTTGCCGACGCCGGGCGGGCCGAAGATGGCGAGGGACGTCTTGTTCTCGGTGGCCGAGAGCCGTTCGTCGGCGGTGATGATGCGGAAGGCCATGGGGTTCTCCGGAGGTTGCGTTCAGGGTGCGCGGCGGCGGGGGTGACCGGGTGCCGAAGGGGAACCTGCCCGGCGTTGCCGACCGGGCGTCCCGCCGCCGCGCGTCACCGGTCTCGAGCCTCGAGCCGGAAGACGGGTTTGCCGGTGGTCTCGCTGCGCGCGTCCGCGAAGCCCTCGCGCATCGCCGCGGGCCAGGCGCCGAAGCGCCGCTCGGGCACGCGGTAGGCGATCTCGAGATACTCGGTCGGATCGTCGCCGGCGGCGCGGATGCGCTCGGCCATCGCGGCGAGGCGGTCCTGATCCCAGGAGACCTTCTTCGGCAGGTCGGCGACAATCACGACGCCCTCGTCCTCGACCCGCACGGTGCCGCTGGTCTTGCCCTGAGCGGCCCGTTCCGCCGCGGCGGCGGCCTCGTAGCGCTGCGCGATGCCGGCTTCGAGCCGGTCCCGCAGCCGCTTCACGCGGGCGGTCTCGGCGAGCGCCGACGTCTGCAGATCCAGCAGCATCTCGGGCGGCAGCGCCGCGATGTCGCCGAGAGCAAAGCGGTCAAGGTCATGGAATCGGGGTGCGTTTTCTGGGTGCGGCATGGCGGGAACTCCGTTGGAAGGGAATGGCTGGGCCATCACGCGGCGCGCTCTTCGACGAGCAGCGCCGAGAGCGAGGCGTTGGCGGCCTTGGGTCTCGGGCGGGCGACGGCGATATAGGCGAAGCGGTCGGGACCCACGCGCTCCTGCACGAGGTGGACAAGGCCTTTCTCGAAGGCGCCGAGCGCGGCCTGACCGAGATCGGCGAGCTGCCGGCGTTCGGGCTCCGGCAGGGTCGAGATCACCGGCGTGACGTCGATCCCGAGAAAGCCGCGGTGATATTCGAGCCGCGCACCGGATTCGGCCTGCGCAACCCAGGCGTAGAGCTCGACATCGCTGAGCTTCGGGGTCGCCACGCGGGCGCTGATCGGGGTTGCGGCGACCATCAGCATGCCCGTGCGGCCCGCGCCGGGTCCGCGGTCAGCCGCCGGGGCGAATGACCGACGCGCGCGACCGCCTCGCTGATTTTCAGGGCACGCTGCAGCTGGCTCTGCTCGAAGGCTTCGATGTCGGCGAGCCGGTAGAGCACGCGCCCGCCGAGCTTGAGGAAGGTCGGCCCCTGGCCGTTGTAGCGCCAGCGTTCCAGAGTCCGGTGGGAGATCCCCCAGCGCCGGGCCAGCTCCTTCTGGTTCAGGCAATGCCTCTGCAGCATCGGTGTCTCCTCTCGTGTCGTCGTTGAGGAGACAGTGCGAAATTGCGGTGTGGGATGTCGTGGGGACTGGCCGGGGATACGGAGGGGGATCAGTCGGTCCTTGCAGGACTGGCTCTTGGCCGTTGGCGGGGCACCGTCATCCCCCACCATCCCTCACCCATCCCCCTCCCGATCCCACAGGGACCGGGCGGACGGGGATCGCTCAGTCGAGATTCAGACGGTATCCGCCGCGCCGGTCGGAGCGGATCAGATGCCGCCAGTCCTTCTGCGACTTGAAGACGTCGGCCATGCGCAGGCTCTTCGAGCCGGCGCGCGACAGGATCGCCTTGCCGTTCTGCCAGGGCTCTCTAGCCTGCGCTGCCTCGTGCAGCGCGCGCACGACCTCCGCCTGGATCGGGCCCAGCTTGAACCGGCAGCCGTTGCAGCGAACCTCGAGATAGTCGGCCGAGTGGATGAAGGTCGCCTC